GAATAAATGAAAATAACAATTAAAATTACATACTTATCAGCTCTGGATAATATCTCTGTATCCAACTTACCTATCCCCCTAAGTTACTCGTGTAGTGAAATATCTAATATATCTGGAGCTGATATAATTTATATAGGAGAAAACAATGGCAGATGAAAAAATTGGCCCAATACCTGAGCCAGCAATGACTGATGAAGAATTAATGGAACTTATGGAGAATATATTCACTCCAGGTGCAGGAGCTATAAAAACGGCAGGAAAAGTAATCCCTAAAATAGGAAAAGAAGCAATAAAAATACTTAACAAAATTTTAAAAAGAAATAAAAAAGCAATCAAAAATATTGAACAATCAAATAAAATAAGAGAAAAGTTTTTTAAAAAAGCACTTGAAGATAAGAATTTTATGAAAGACTTAGCAAAAAGAAATCCACAAATGGTTATGGATGCAAAAGGAAATTGGATTGGCCCTGTAAAAGAAATAAAAAAAACATTACCATTAATTCAAGAACAACTTGCAAGATATACTGGACGAATGCCTATAAATTATACACCTATTGCAAGAGCAGCTGCACAAACACCTATGAAACAAGTTGTTCCAATAGCAACACGTAGTAGCATTTTAAAACAATTAGCAAAATTATCACCTTTAGCAACTTTGCAAAGTGATTCGGAATTACAGGAATCTTTTCCAGATGATGATGATTTAAATTTTCCTTCAATATTAGAAGAATTAATATCAGAACCGAGGTAATAAATGAAAAAAACTTGAGTAGATGTTTGGGCATCGGAGATACCCGTTAATAATAAAAAAGCTTCACGAGAATCATATAAAAAGGGAGGCAAAGTAACTCCTGCGTGGCAACGTAAGGAAGGCAAAAACCCTACAGGCGGTTTAAATAAAAAAGGTGTTGCTTCATATAGAAGGCAAAATCCTGGTTCTAAATTACAAACTGCTGTAACTACTAAACCATCAAAACTTAAAAAAGGTAGCAAAGCTGCAAAACGTAGAAAATCTTTTTGTGCTAGAATGAAAGGTATGCGTAAAAGACAAAAACCAAGTAATAATACAGGTAAGGATAGATTGTCGTTGTCGTTAAAAAAATGGAATTGTTAATAATTGGCTAATTTGAATTTAAATGGAAATGTTTCGCAAAATGAAAAAATATTGGAGATGGCATATAATGACCTTATTGTTTTTGGTAAATTATTTTCTCCACAAGATTTTTTAGCATCAGCAACTCCAGATTTCCATGTTTCTGTAGCAAAATTGTTATTGAATAGAGATATTCAGCAATTGGCACTTGTTATGCCTCGTGACCACGCAAAGTCAACTTTAGCAGCATGTGCTGTATTACATAGGTTTTTATTTGCGAAAAAAGAAAGCCCAGAATTTATCGCTTGGGTTGGCGAGGCACAAGACCAGGCTATTGATAACTTAAACTGGATATCCACACATATATATGAAAATCCTGCAATACATTATTATTTTGGCGATTTGCAAGGAGATAAATGGACTAAAAACGAAATTGTATTAAAAAATAATTGTAGAATGATTGCCAAAGGTGCTTCTCAAAGATTAAGGGGTAAAAAACAATTATCTACAAGATATACTGGAATAATACTAGATGATTTTGAATCAGAGTTAAATACAAAAACACCTGAAGCAAGACAACAAATAAAAAACTGGGTAACTGCTGCAGTATATCCAGCGATTGATTTTGATAAAGGTGGATTCTTATGGTGTAATGGAACAATAGTACATTATGATTCATTTCTTAATGGACTTGTAAAAAACTACCAAGCAGCACAAAAAACAGGTGAGGATTACTCTTGGACTATCGAAACACATAAAGCAATAAAAGATGATGGTACTCCTCTATGGCCTTCTAGGTGGCCTATGAAAAAAATTGAGGAAAGGAAACAGTTTTACATTGATTCTGGAACTCCTAGTAAGTTTTATCAAGAATATATGAATCAGGCCAAATCTCCTGAAGACCAAATATTTAGTGAAGAAGATATAACAGAAAATTTTTATAAAGGGTCAGTTAGATATAACGAAGCAAGTGAATCTTGGTATATTAAACTAGATGATGGGAGAACTGAATATGTCAATATTTACATGGGTGTTGACCCTGCTTCGACACTTAGTGCTAGGAACGATTATAGTGTCATCATGGTTATTGGTGTTACTGCTGAATACGATTATTATGTTATCGAATATTGGAGAAAACGAGTATTACCGATGGACTGTGCCGACCAAATATTTAAAATTGCAGAACGATATAAAAAAATTAAAAGAATAAACATTGAAACAATATCGTATCAAGAAATGCTTAGAGATTATGTATACAAACGAAGTAAAAAAGAAGGTAAATTTTTACCTGGTATAGAAAAAGGCATTAAAGGATATGGTAATCAAAAGAAAAAAGACAGATTGTTTGAAGGTTTGCAACCTATGTTTAAAGCTGGTGCTGTACATTTAAAAAAAGATATGCATGAATTTATTGGAGAATTGCTTGATTTTCCAAAAGGAAGTCACGATGATACTATTGATGCATTTTGGTTATCAACACAATATGCTAAAGGTAATAAAAAAGCTAGTAATGTAAAAAAACAAAAAAAAGGGGAGTCGTGGGAAAGTCCAAAAAAGAAATACAATTGGATAACTGGAGCAAGGTATTGATTTGTATAATAAATATATATTATATTTAGAACTATGATAGAAGCAGATAAAAAAGCAATATACATAAAAGAATTATGGGACAGATGGCATGATGCAAGAGTTGATTGGGAAGACCATGCACGTGAAGATATTGATTTTTATTTAGGAAATCATTTTAGTAAAGCAGAAGCTGAAGCTTTAGCAGAAAGAAATCAATCAAGTGTACCATTAGATAGATTGTATGGAGCAATTGAGCAATTTAAAGCTATAATAACATCAAAACCTCCTAAATTTTCTGTTCTGCCAAGAGAAGATTCTGATAGCGATTTAGCAAGTGTGTGGAAAACAATACTTGAATATATATGGAACATATCAGATGGTAACGAAGTATTCAAACAAACTATACATGATTATGCAGTTACTGGATTAGGTTATTTTTATGCATATGTTGACAATGAAGCTGATTATGGCAGAGGTGAAGTTAAATTTACATATATAGACCCATTTAGAGTTTGTGTAGACCCAAATGCAAGAAGTAGATATTTTGATGACTCATCTGGAATGATGCTATCTACCATATTTACAAAATTTCAATTATTAGATTTATATCCACAATTATCAGAAGTTAACAAAGAAAATGGCAAAATGTTAATTGATGAAATTGAATCATATTCCGAAGATGAAACATATCCATCTCCTAAAAATAATAGAACAGTTGGAAGTTTTACTCCTGATGTTGTTAAAGATTATGACCATGGAGAAGGTTCAGAAAAATATCAGTTAATTGAAAGTTTTTCTAAAATTAAAGTACCATATTATAGAGTTTTAGATATTCAAACTGGTAATGAAAGAATATTAGACAGTCAAAATTTAGAAATGTTTTTACAAGATAAAAATATTGCAAAAGCAGCTGAACAAGGCATGATTGATATTGTTGAAGTTTTGCAAACAAGAATACAGCTTACATGCACATTAGGACAAATAATTTTATATGAAAGAGTGTTAAATACAGATAAATATCCAATTGTTCCAGTTCCAAATATTTGGACAAATACACCATATCCAATGAGTGATGTAAGAAAAAATAAAGATTTTCAAAGATTTTTAAATAAAACAATGTCATTGATAACTTCACATGCACAAGCATCAAGTGGTTTGAAATTATTAATACCGCAAGGAAGTGTTGATGATATAGAACAATTAGAAAGAGATTGGGCAAATCCAAATGCAACAATTGAATATGACCCTTCATTTGGTGAACCGCATTTTCCTTCTCCTCAACCATTATCTAATTCTGTAATGCAATTACCTGGATTAGTAGAAAAATATATTGATTTAAACATGGGTATATTTGAAATGATGCAAGGAAATACTGAAGTAGCTCCAAGGACGTCTTCAGCAACAATGATGATGGAAGATTTTGGGCAAAGACGTAGTAAGTCTAAATTAAGAGATATTGAAGGAAGTTTAAGAAGATTAGGGCAAGTTGTATACAATTTAGCAAAAGGACATTATACGTTTCAAAAAACATTTAGAATAGTTCAACCAAATAATGATATGAGTGAATATATGGTTAATTTTTATAACGATAAATCACAAGCAATATCTGAAATGCAAAATGATTTAACAATAGGCCAATACGATATAAATGTTATTGGAAGTTCTACAATGCCATCAAATAGATGGGGAGAATGGTCAATATATATGGAAGCATATCAAGCTGGTCTTATTGATAGAACTGAAGCATTAATGAAAACAGACATTTTTGACAAAGAAGGTGTGCTGCAAAGAATGGATATGATGCAACAATTACAATCTCAACTAAGTCAAGCAGAAGAAATGATTAAAAACTTACAGGGCGATTTACAAACAGCAAATAGAGAATCTATTGCTTCAAGAAAAAGAACTGAAGTTGAGAAATTTAAAACAGAATTAAATAGAATTAAATATGATGAAAAGGCTGTTAACGCAGAACAGTCTTCTAAACTAACCAATGCAGTTAAACTCGAACAAGAGAAATTACGTTTACGTAGTCAAGCTCAAGAAAAAAACGAGAGATTGCAAAACAAGGAGAAATCATGAATAATGCACTTGAAGAAGGAAATCTTCCTATGGAAGGTCAATCCAATGATAGAGCAGGGCATCAAGACAAGTCGACTCAGCAACAAGAACAATCTAATGATTGGGAATCACAAGCTAAATATTTTCAATCAGAAAAAGATAAGTTACATGTTGAAAATCAAAAACTAAAGCAATATGAAGAAGTAGGTAAGTTTTTGGAATCAAGACCTGACATTACGCAAGCAGTTGCACAAATGGCTCAGGGTGGTCAACCAATTCAACCTCAAAGAATTGCTATGGAAAAAGATGAGTTTGACCCATGGGAAGCCTATAACGACCCTAAGTCTAAATCGTATCAGTTTCGACAACAAGAGTTGCAGGATTCTATTAATGGAGCTGTTCAACAACAAGTATCTGGAATACAAAAGCAAATGGGAATGGATAAACTTCAATCAGAATTAGCCGCTAGAGGTTTAAATGCTGAAGAAATTAATTCATTCGTTGATTTTGCAAGTAAAAACCCAGCTGAATATGGTGTTGATGGTGCTATTAATATGTGGAAAGCTGTAACAAATCAAGAACAACAAGGAAGCAATCCTCTAGATTCAATTCGTAGAGCTCAAGCAATTCCTCAGCAAGCTGGCATTCTAAATGGACAAAGGCCTGTAAGGGAATCTGATGATGATTCAATGTGGAAAGGTGTTCTTGGTGCTGACAGAGTGTCGAATAAATTACCTTAATAACAAAACTCTACTTGAAGGCATTTATATGCAGCTGATAGAGAGTAAAATTGGAGACGCAAGTCATGGCAAATAGTGCAAACACAATCAGAACTGGTTCTCTTTCCAGTACTGGTGCTGCTACTACAATCGCTAATGCTCACGATGCCGCACACGGTGTTGCAGGTGACCAACGTAGATTATACGACCTAAGTGATAGAGTTGCAGAATTAAGCCCAGAAGAATCTCCATTTTTTGTATATTTAAGTAAAGTAAGCAAAGTTCCTACAACTGACCCTGTGTTCAGATTTTTAGAAAATCGTTCTAAAATTGACTGGACAAATAGGTCTTTTTTTGCTCAATCAGCCTTAAGCTCATTGGCAGCAGGTGTAAGTGGCCAAGTTCAATTTGAAAATGGCTCTGATGCTTCTGTTGATTATCTTATTAAAGGTATGGTTGTAGCAGTTGAAGTTGTAGATGGAAAATCACATGCAATTGTAAGATTAGATTCAGTTTCACACGAAACTTCTTACACTACATGTCAAGTTACATGTTTAAGTGTTGGTAATTCAAGTGAAGGTGGTTATGATGCAATTGCAGATGGTGATAAAGCTCAAATCATTGGAACAGCTTTTGAAGAAGGTTCAGGTTCTCCTGATGTTTGGTCTAAATCTTTAGACGATGACTTTGGATATACCCAAATCTTTAAAACAGCTTGTGAAATGACAAATACAGCTATTGCTACTAATTACAGAGGATATGCAAATGAATGGCAAAGAATCTGGAATTTAAAACTAAGAGAACACAAAGTAGACATTGAAAGAGCAATGTTATTTGGACAAAAAGGAAGACAAAATGGTGTACAATCATCAGCTGGTCTTGTAGGTGATATTATTGTTAGAACTGCAGCAGGAACTCCTGGTTCGCTATCTTATAGCTCAGGAAATCCATATTTTGCTGCAGCAGCTTCTACTTCAATAACATACGATACAATATTATCTGATATGGAAGTCTTTTTTGACCCTGCAAGGGGTGGAAGTTCAAGTAAACTTGCTTTAGCAGGTCTACCTGTAATATCTTATTTCAACAAGCTTGGAGCTAATAGCTTCCAAGATGTTTCTGCTGGTGATACTGCAGGAACAACAAACAATCCATCATATCAATACAATATGAATGCTAGAGATGGTGCGTTTGGTCATAAAGTTCAAATGATTAATACTGTACATGGTGATTTAAATTTAATTAGAGAGCCATTATTCAGAGGTATGTCAGGTGGTATGTTATTACTAGCTGATATGAATCAATTAGCTTATAGACCTCTTGTTGGAAACGGGTTAAATAGAGATACTTCAATAACAACAAATGTGCAACAAGCAGATGAGGATTTAAGAAAAGATATGATTCTTACAGAAGCAGGTCTTGAAATTACAATCCCTGAAACTCACATGTTGTATTCATTTACTGACTTAAATTAAGGAGGAATGAATAATGAGAAGTGATTATCTAAATGAAAACAGTTCACTAACTGGTACTTATGTAAAAAAAGTTAAAAAAATTACTGAGAACTATACGGTGACTGAAGCAGATAGCGGAACTACATTTTTAGTACATCCAGCTGCAACAACTGAATTAGATTTGCCAACTGTGGCAGATTTACCTGTAGGTTGGAATTGCGAAGTTTGGGTAACTGAAGATACTGATGGTTCTGATGGTGGAATGGGCGGAATCGTAAACATTGATTTTGGCTCAGGAGCAGACGTAGTAGGACATATAGCATCGGTTGCTGACGCAGCTGGTGATACAGCAGTTAATAATGATGATTTTATCAACTTTACTGCTGCAGCTAGTCCTGGCGATAATGTTCAAATATGGACTGACGGTAATCGTTGGTATGTAAGAGGCATTGCTGCTGCTCTAGGTTCAGATGTTAAATTCCATACTGATGCTGCATCTTAATCCGAATCAATAAGGATTAATAGTTTTGTAGAACTATGGGAGCTATCGTATAAAGGGTGGCTCCCGAATCTACTAAAAATTTTAATAATAAAAGTACGTTCACGCTCAAGCCAGAGCTTTAAGTACACTCAAATAAGGAGAATAAAATGGCACAAACAGATATACACAAGTATACAGTAGTAGAAAAACTTAACAAAATGGATGTTGATTTAATTGACATTTCAGCAACATTAACTTCAGATGGAACAAGTGGAGATTTAATGTTTGATGTAACTGAAATACCATATGCAGTTTCTGTAAATGGTGGTGCAGGAATTTTACAATCAGTAGTAGCAATAGTAACAGATAATTCAACAGATGCAAGTGGAGATGGAGCCAATATTACAGGAGGATTTAAACTTGTTATTACATCAGATTCAACTAGCATAGGTTCTGTAAGTGATGCAATAGGAGCTGATACATCTACTAGAGCAGTATTAGATGGGATATGTTGTATTACAGATATTACATATGTTACTGACCATGGTTATTTTGGAGTATTTAGCAAAGATAATATAGGAGCAATAGTTAAAGCTGCATCAGGCAGTACAAGTTTATATGCTTATGGTATAACAAGCTCAACTAATGACTATAATGGTGCAACTATAACATTAAGACTTGGATTTGTAAAAGATTAATGTTTAAATCAAAAAAATC